TGAACCAGGTGTACGAAATGAAGAAATTTTAGATAAGCATTTTAATTCAGATAAGCCAACAATTATGGCTTCACCATCTATGTCTCATGGTGTAGATTTAAAAGACGATTTAGCACGTTTTCAGATTATTATTAAGGCACCATATCTACCTACTAATGATAAACGAGTAGAAAGAATGATGAAGGTAGACTTTAGCTGGTATACAAATAAAATGCTTAGTTCGCTTATTCAATCATGTGGACGTGGTGTTAGATCTAATAAGGACCACTGCATTACGTATATTCTTGATGCCGCAATTGTAGAAAATATTGTTAAGTATAAACATAAGATTCCGAAATACTTTTTAGATAGATTTGTCTAGACTAAATAATATTATCAAAGATTATACTTACAATTTTGAAATAAAGGATCTACTTACGCAATTTATTGCGGCTTTCGATGATGTTGTTATAAAGCGTTATGACAAAGATAGAAATGCAAAAGAAGACGTTGAGGTTCGTTATGTTTTAGCTCCTAAACAACGGGTAATGTATGATATTGTTAATAAAGCACAAAATTTAACATTACCCGTTGTTGCTGTTAATGTTACTGGTATCTCAAGGGATACAACAAGAGTCTTTAATAAGCTTGATAGTATCTATAATCCGTTGAGTGAGACGAATAATAGTAATATTAAGATGCCAGTCCCTATTAATATTGAAGTTAATATGTCTATATTAGCTAGATATATGCAGGATATGGATCAAATATTATCTAACTTTATACCATATAATAACCCATACATAATTCTTTCATGGAAGGAGCCTGCTGTTAATCCTCGTCAGGTTGTAGAAATACGATCAGAGGTATTATGGGGAGGTAATATAAGTTTAACTGAACCTACAGATACAACATACTCTGAAAAGTTTAGAATAGTTGCAGATACATCATTTACTATTAAAGGTTGGTTATTTAAAAATCAAAATGATTTATCTGCACCTATTTATTTTATTGATACAAACTTTATACCTGTAGATAAAGGGTTAATTATAAACATAGACGATTATAATTTTAATTATAACACACTCTCTACAACTGCTTCTAGCATTCCAGAGGTTGAAACAGTTAGTATATCTGCTATACCTACGTTTACAAATATATATTATAATTTATCTGGAGAAGGTAAACTACACGAGGTGAGTACTAACTTTAAAATAAATAATAAGTTTATTAATAACTTTTTTATATATGGTAGTAATTTTAACCATACTACAGCTGTAATACTGAGTACAAATAAAACACTTGTAGGTACACTAACAAGTATTGCATCACGTTATACTGGTACTACTACAGGGTATATAATTAGTGCATTATCATATAACATACTTACAGATAATATAATGACTATTTCTTTACCGCCTTTAACAGGTTCAAGTGATTTTAATATTATAGTTAATAACGATGCAGGTTGGGGCTCATCTTATGATATAAATAACTTTACTTTTACGAACACCTGAATAAATAAGTTGTAGATGGCTGGCGATACAACTTCAAATCAGAATAAAAACTATACAGGTAATGACGGTCGTTCGTCAACTTTTGGTAGGGGGTTAGCAACATTTATTCAAAATAAATTACCCTACGCTAATATTATCGATACAGATAATAACCAGTTAAATCCTAAGTATAAGGTATTCGCTGATGCTGGATTACGTAGAACGGAGGCATTAGCTAAAAATTCCGTTTCTCTCTCTAATGAATATAATAACTTACCTATTGGTTCTATAGGTAAAGATTCTTCTTTTGGTCAGGTAATGTATGCTAATATTCAAGAGAATAAAGGCGCTAGATTACGAGACTATAGAGTTATGGCTGCATACTCAGATGTTGCAGATGCATTAGATGAAATTTGTGATGAGACAATTAACACAGATGAAAATGGGTGTGAGTTGACTCTTAGTATGAGACACGTAGATTTAAGCTCAAAAGATAAAACGAGCTTAGATGAAGAATTTAATAAATTTGCTGAGTACTTCGATTTTAAAAATAAGGGTTGGCAATACTTTAGACAACTATTAATTGAAGGTGAATTGTTTTTTGAACTTATTATTCATAAAGATTACGTTCAAGAAGGTGTACTAGGTGCAATCAACTTACCAGGTGAGTTAATTGATCCGGTATATAATAATATTCAGAATATGATGGTGAAGGGCTTTATATATAGAAAGCCTATTTTTGATCCAAGACATCCAAATAAACAAGAAAAGGTAGAACATATACCACTAGATCAAAACCAAGTTGTTTATATTAACTCTGGTGTAATGAGTGAGTCAAAAACAATGATTCTACCATTTTTAGAAAATGCTAGACGTGCATATAGGCAGTTGTCACTTATTGAAGATGCTATTGTTATCTATAGATTAGTAAGAGCACCAGAACGTCTTATATTCAACGTTGATGTAGGTAATATGGCAGCACCAAAAGCCGAAGCATACCTTAAAAAGCTTATTGCTAACTACTGGTCGAGTAAAACATTCGATGTTGATCAAGGAGATGTAGTTAAAAAGTTTAATCCGCAGTCGATGCTTGATGCTTTCTGGTTTCCAAAAAGACAAGGATCAGAAGGTTCAAGTGTAAGTCAACTTCAAGGTGGTCAGAATCTAGGCGAGTTAACTGACTTAATGTACTTTATTAAGAAGCTTTATCGTTCATTAAAAGTACCTACATCAAGACTTGATCCTGCTGATGCATTTAGAGATGGTGCAGAAATCTTAAGAGAGGAGCTTAAGATGGCACGATTTATTATTAGACAGCAGCAACGATTTGCTGCTGGTATTAAAAGAGGATTTATAACACATCTTCAGTTAAAGGGTATATGGGAAAAACTTGATCTTACAGATGGAAATTTAAGTATAGAATTTAACGTTCCAACAAACTTCTATGAAATGCGTGAAAACCAAAGAATCGAACAACGTGCTGCTAGCTTTAACGCTGTAGCGTCAAATGAGTTCGTTTCTAAAACATATGCACAAAAGAAATATCTTGACTGGAAAGATAAAGATATTCTTGCTAACAGAGAGTTTTTACGTAAGGATGCCGAACTTCAATGGGAATTGCAACAAATTACTACTCTCGGACCTGCCTGGAGAGAGCAAATAATTGCTGCTGATGTTACAGATGCAGGTGCTGCTGAAGCAGGTGCTGGTGAAATGGGTGGTATGAGCGGCGGTATGCCACCAGCGTTTGGAGGTGGTGAAGCATCTATTGGTGGAGCACCAGCAGGTGGTGGAGCACCAGCAGGTGGTGAAGTACCGCTAGCAGGTGGCGCTCCAGCTGCAGAAACACCTCCTCCAGCTGCGTAATAGATAAATACTTATATGGCACTCGCATGTGAAGTATTACCTGTATCAGCTTTTCAATCTACAAGTGTAAATAGTAAAATAGACACATTTTCGGATTTATCAGATCGTATAAAGCGAGCTCTTGGGTATCCACTCATTACTCTTGAAGTTCATCAAGATCAATTATTTCAAAACATACAAATTGCTTGTGAATACTTTTCAAAGTTTGCAGGATTTACACAGGAATACTTAATTTTTGATTCTGCTCTATATGAGAAAAATAGAGGTATAAGACTAGATCATTTATTTACACTTGCGAGAGGTGGTCTAACAGATGCGCAAAAAATAGCTAATACTTCTGTGAGACCAGATGCTGACTTCACTGTTGAGACACCTGCTACAGTATATGTAGCTACATCAGCTATTAATTCTTCTGTATTTGCAGGTTCATCTTCTTTATCTAGTTTATTTACATCTGGGCTAACTGAATTTGAAATAGTTGATCAGTCTTTATATACTACAATAACTACTTATAGTCCAATACTTACTAGTATATTTAGACAATCTATATCTAATAAGGTTTCACTACAATCGCAACCTGCTACAGCAACACAATACTCTAATGTATTTGACTATGATTTAATGGATTATAGAAAGGTTGTATCTGTAGATGATTTTGAAGAAGGTTCTAATCAAGGTATTAACTCTTTATTTACACTCGAACAAACACTCGCACAACAAACATACTTTAGTTATGCTTTAGGTAATTATGGATTCGACCTTGTATCGTGGTATACAACTAAAGAATGGATGAAGACGCGGGAGAAGATGTTAGCAACAAAACGCGATCTTAAATTTGATCCAAGAACACAATACTTACAAATGTATCCGCAACCTGGTTCAAGTAAGTTTTACGGGGTAATAGCTTGCTGGCTTGAAAGACCGTTAAGAGACTTAGTTAAAGAGCAGTGGGTATATGAATACGCTTTAGCTTTGACTATGATTGTTATAGGTAGAGTGAGAGGTAAGTTTAGTAATGTTTCATTACTTGGAGGAGGTACACTTAACTATGATCTACTTAACGAAGGTACTACCAAAAAGAAAGAGCTAGAGGATATGTTAACAACAGGCGCTTCTGCTGGTTTTGGAGATTCAGATCCACCAATGTTTTTCTTAGGATGAGTTCTAAATATAGGCAGGGAAAATTTATACCTATTAACAAGAGTAAGTTTATAGGTACATATGCAAATTATAGATCTGGACTTGAACTTAAATTTATGCGCTTTTGCGATAATAACTCTAATGTAATAAAGTGGGGATCTGAAAATGTAGTGATACCTTATATAAGTCCGCTTGATGGCAGAGTTCATAAGTACTACGTAGATAACTTTGTAGTTATACGTGAAGGTAATATAATTAAAAATTATTTAATTGAAATTAAACCTTCTAAACAAACACAACCACCAAAGACAAATTATAAAAAGAAAGAACATTTACTATACGAGCAATCAGCATGGATAATAAATTCCGCAAAATGGGAAGCAGCACGCGAACTTTGTAAGAAAAAAGGCTTTGAATTCCTAATACTTACTGAAAAGCATCTTAATTAAATAGATTTATATACAACTTACATAAATATAATTATGGCATTAAAGCTTAACCTATTAGTAGAAAAACCAGCGTTAGAGGATCAGTTTGAATACGTTGTTGAAGAAAGTAACAGAAACGCTCCTTCTACTCTTTTTATTAAGGGTCCATATATGATGGCTGAGGGCGTTAATAAAAACAAACGCCTATATCCAATTGACGAGTTAAGACAAGAAGTTAAGAGGTATACAGAAGAAATGATTACCCCAGGGAGAGCTATGGGAGAGCTTAACCACCCAACGACTGCTGACGTTGATCTTGAGCGTGCTTGCCATATTGTTACGGAAATGTATGAAGACAATAATGTGTTCTACGGTAAATCGAAAGTACTTTCTACTCCATGTGGTTTAATTGTTAAGTCACTTATTAACGATGGGGTTAAGGTTGGTATGTCCTCTAGAGCACTCGGCACACTTGAGGAAGGCTCATCACATAACACTGTTAGAAATCTTAAACTGGTAGCTGTTGACTGTGTCGCTGATCCATCGTTTCCAAAAGCTTTTGTTAATGGTATCTTAGAATCCAAGCAGTGGGTTGTTGCTGTTAATGGCAAATATGAAGAAGTATACGAAAACTTTGAAAAGTCAATTTCCAAGCTTCCAAGAAAAGATATGGAATTTTTCTTAAGAGAACAAATCCTAAAATTCATACAATCTATATAAATAATAGTATGGCAAAGAAGCAAGCTAAAAAATCTACAAAAAAGAAACCTATGCCACCTTGGTTAGCCAAGAAAATGGGTAAAGATAAGGAAACAAAAGGCGCTGCAAAGCCTAAGGCTAAAGGTAATCCTTTTGCTAAAAAAGGGAAAGAAGAAAAACTTACTGAATCTACAGGTATTGTAGAGTTTATTAATGCAATTTCTTCGAAAAACTACGCTCAAGCTAATAAATATTTACAAGGTGTAATTGAAGATAAACTTCAACAAAGAATTAGCGCATCCTTAAACGAACCACTCTTCTAATATGAAAGTTACGAACATACTACCGGACGAAGCAACAGAGATTCTCACAGAAGAATCCCTTCAAGTTATTGAAAATGCCTTCAGCAAGAAACTTCAATTAACTGTTGAAGCTGCTC